CGCCATAACCCAGCCAGGTAGTAACTCATGCATCTTATGTAAGTAAGTTACTCCTAAAGAGTTATACCCCAGTAGTTCTTCAATCTCTAATGACTTGAGACTGCTGAACGCTGGGGCATACTTACGAATATAAGTATCAATACGGTCCGTGTGATTAGACCGTTGGATATAGAATGGTTTCTTGCCTAGTGCTTTTTTAAATCGAGATACAATTTCTTGTGTATCATCTATGCCTTGCTGAAGAGTACCTGCGTACTCGCCAGCCATGCCTTTGTTCCAACGACTAGGTTCTGGTGCATCTAGTTCATCGCCAACACACCAGAGTTCATCTGGTTTGTAGTACTTAACAAAGTCTATAACGGCATCTACTGTTTTGTTGTCTTGATAAGGAATCTGTAAGTCACTAAGGACGACGACTCTCTTCATAACTGTCTCCGTTTGACACGCCAGCCCACTGATTGCGCTGAACAAGTAAACCAATTATAGCGTAGTTTGCAAGGTCAAGTAGAGTATCTTCAATTGATTCATACTTTGGCGTGTCGCCAGTATCCAACAAGTTATTAAGTCTTGCCAACTTGTCATACATGCGCACACGCAGTCCGTTCATCGGACCGCCAGGTGCGCCTGCAATATTCATAGGACCGTAGTCTTTATGCTTGTCATAAAGGGTCTGAAGTAGGTGATTTACAATGACTTTAGCGTCATCAGGATTTTTCATTTAATATGTTTTCGATTCCCTTATCAAAGTTTTGCATGGTGTCCTTCACCATAAACTCTTCAAAGACTAGGTCTGCTTTGTCGTCTTTAACTGCTGTCAGAATTGCAGCCAATCCTATAAGTAACTCTTTGCCACCTTGTGGATTGTCCTCAAGTGTATTATAAATGTCTTGCAATGCACCTAAGATATTGAGTACGCGTGTTTCTGACACGGGTATCCCAACTGTGTATTGCATATGATTAATGTGGTCCCAAATACTTTCATCCAGCGGAAATACATTCGTTGATTCGCTCATCTACCCACTCGCTCCCTCTCTTGACCATCATGCTGTTAACGTCTTCGCCTTCAGGCATGCTGATGATATTGACATTACCTAGTTCTCTACTTATCTTCTTACCGAACTCTAGCCCTGCTGCATCTCCATCTGCTAGCACAATAACTATCTCGAAGTCATCTAGTATCTTTGCATAGTGTGGCTTCCAATTGTTTGCACCTGGAATACCAATGGTTGGATGCTGCGTCTTAACGCTCATCATAATACAGTCGAACTCACCTTCGGTAACGCAGATATATTTATCTGCAACAAAGCAAGCCTTAGTATTAAACATTGTAGTTTTAGCACCAACTAATCCCATGTACTTAGGGTCTTCACCATTCATTGCACGGAATCGTATATCAACTACACCTGATGGTGTTATGTATGGGATTGCTAGTCTACCTTTATATGGTTCATGACCTGGAAGAGGGTCTTCGACCACTCCCAGATGAAATATGTTTGCCTCTTCTACCGAGAGATGACGGCTTGACAGATACTCTGTTGCTAGTTCTATCGTTCCCCCGTATCTCTGTGTTGCCTGAAGCAAGAACTGACGTTGCGAACTTGACAGCCTCACGGTAATCGCCACCTTCCTTATACATAATTAGAGAAAAGGTATCGCCCTTGACACCACAGCCGTGGCATACAAAGGCGTTCTTATCAAAGTTTACTGCTGCACTTGCATGTGTATCTATATGGAACGGACACTTCATCTTGCGCCAACCGCTGCCTATAGCGGGCACGGTTGCGCCTATGTAATGAAGGTATTCTTCAATGCTTGGTTTCACCTATGGCTCTTTTCAATAAGTCTAACCACACATGTCCAGGCATGGTGCAGTACCACTCGCTTGGGCTCCGCTTCCCTTTACGTTTGTGCCACACCACGCCTGTCCATGCCCCGTCATTGCTCATTTCAACGAGCAATTCTTCTAGCCAACCAGCCAGGTTCGTCTTGGCATGATTCTTGATTTCAATTGTAACTCCAGGTATACCTGAGATGTCACCTTTATCTAACGTAGCACCAGCCAATCGCCTATCAGCATACTTGAAGCCATTTTCTTTGAGGTATACAACTACATCTCTCTCTGCTCCACTGCCTTTAGCCTTGGCTGCACTACTCATACTGTCATCTCTACCTGTCTATAGTCACGGACTACATCTTCAAGATACATAGAGCCAGGCTCAAATGATAATGAAAGATATGTAGCACCAGTATGGTCTGCTTTACCATAGCGATTCTTGACAGCGGCTACACACAAGTATGCATCTTGCCCCTGCATCATCTGACCTACGGTTAGAACCATTGCTGGAATTTGTGCAACCTTACCTTGCAATGCAGAACGTGGCTGACAAGGGAAACCTTGTGCGCCTTCCTGTGTATGGTGCAAGACAAGGACTGCTGCATTGGTATCACGTGCAAGATACTTTAACTCTTTCATAACTTGACGCATACCAGCAAACTCTTCATGCCCATCAATTGCAATATCCATAAGGTTATCTACAACTATAAGTGTTGGGCTTCTACCCCACATGGTTTCAAATGCAGATACTTCTTCATCTAAATCCTTAAGGGTAGGGCTAGGCTCAAAGGACCAGTAAAGATTACTGAACTCCCGAAGGAGTCCTTCTGCTTTAACTGGGTCTGTCTTGAGCATGTACTCAGCATGAGCCTGAGTAATCTTAGCCTTCATAGCAAGCAAACGCATTGCCATTGTATGTGCATTGGTATCAGCAGAAAAATATAATGTCGGTTGTTTTAGTCTTGCTGCGATATGCAATGCAATAGATGACTTACCTGCGCCTGGAGTACCTGCTATGACGGTGACTTCTGCTCTACGCAGAATGATTCCTTCTCGCTGGAAAGCCTGAAAAGGTGGGGGTAATGGTTCTCCCCCCACCTCTGGCTTGCCGATACTACGGCGTAATGTTTTCATTTATCCCTTTGTGTTATCTGGCTGGAATGTATTCCATTCAGGCTGGTTCTGCTTAACATACTGGGTCGTGCACTTGGTTGGGTCGCCTTGCTGCGCTGGACAGAAGTGACCCTTGTATGGACCGAACTTACCTGTTAGTCCATGAATACGTGTCATTGTTCCGTGAGGACACATGCGCTGTCCGCCACCGTTACCTGCTGGTGCTCCGATACTCTGTTCAGATACGACAACACCGCCTAGTGCGTTGGCTGCATATGCAACTGCTGGTGATGGTGGTACTGCTCCACGTACATTAGTTTCAATCTCTTTGACTGCATCTGCAATTGCAAAGATACCTTGTGCTACTAGGTTGCCTAAATCTTCTGCTGTTTCTGCACGCAGTGTAACTAATGTACCTGCTGCTGTCTTAGCAGTGATGCTGATAGGTGCTTCTGTTGATGACATATTACTCCTTGATTGATGTGACGAGATTTTTCTTTGTGTCTCTGAAGGCTCTCACCTTCATCGCTAATTGTATACCCTTCCAACCTTCTTTAATATCTACGAAATGTAATTCGCATTTACCTGAACCTGCTGGAAGATGGACGATGATTCCCTTGTCTTGGTTAACGTCGCCCCAACTGCCACGGGTTGCCGTAGCAGGGTCATACGGCAAGCCGTGTGCATAGACTGCTAGTTGCATCGCTATCTTGTTTGGATAAGAGATGCTACCAGTTTTAAGGTCAGAGATAAACAGTTCACCTTTGTATCTAACTATGCGGTCTGGTGTTCCTGCTATCTTGAACTTGTCTAGTACACAAAACTGTTCGATGTTTACATTTTCAAAGTCTTTAGTTGCGTCAGCATATGCTTGTATATCTGCAACATAATCCTCTGGTATCACGCCTAAGTCCTGACCTCTGTCGTACTTCTCTGTCAGTGTGTGGATGGCTGTTCCAATTGTTGCTTGCTTGGTAGCACCTGCTGCTTCCATTGCATCTTCAACTAACTTGTCCATCTCCAACTTGTTGTCACGTTGTGCTGATGCAGCAAGCAATAGGTCAGGTCGTAATGTTAAACCTGCTGCAGCCATACGTAACTTCCATGCTACTAGTGCAGTGCCATCGTCTAATGAACCTGCAACTGTAGTAGTACGTGTATACGGGACTGGCTTACCGCCTTTAGGCGGAACAACCATTGGTCTACCGTATCTATCTCTGGATATTTCTACTTCTGCCATGCGTCTCCTTTGATTAGATACCAGTCGGGGGTAGGACAAGGAGAGAGCCAAAAACCTACCGCCCTACTGGTTGTCCCATCATAGCATAGAACGGTTATGCGTTGATGTCATTGCCGCAATGCGGACAAAACTTTTCTTTCTTTTTGTATGGTTCTACCTTAACTTCATCTCTGAAGTTTTGATGCACATATACTTTGCATCTGTTACGTGTTGTAT